ATTGATTTGTAAGTTATTTATCACTCTCTGCTTTCAAAGAAAGCTAAGTAGAGAGTAATAAATAAACTCTTAGTCTATGACTAAAATGTCACAGATTCTGTGTAAATCTATAGATTTAAGGGGACACTTCTTTGAAGTGTTGCATATTTGTCACAGTCAAGTACAAAAAAGAATACTTTTTTGCCAGACTGTCAAAGTCTATAAGACTTTGTAGACCCCCACCCCAAAAAACGCAGGCAGGCACATATATATAAATAAGCCCCCTTGAAAATTTACAAAAAATACCAAGATGAATCATCAATGGTACTGTTGCAATAATGTCACATCTATAATTTTTTTTAATCGGGGGCTTGCATAATTATAAAAAATAGTGTATAATAGTCTATATAGATTAAAGAGAAACAGAACAAACATATTTTAAATATTAACTTTAATAATTAATTTTAATAATAATAATAACAAAAGGTTAAATATGAATTTAGAAGAAGGTATGGAAGAATCTATAGAGAACTCTATAGATACACTAGCAACACTAAGTACATTTCTAGATGATCTTGTGTTACAAAAAAGTAAGATGGACTTTATTTCCTTTGTTCGTCTTGTTGCTCCTACAGTTGTGTCTGATTGGAAAATGGGGAGACATATTAAAATTCTCTCTGACAAACTTCAAAAGGTTCAGAATGGTGAGATCAAAAGGTTAATGGTCTTTTTACCTCCTCGTAGTAGCAAGTCAGTTATTTGTTCTAAGATATTTCCAGCATGGTATATTGGTAATAATCCACAGCATGAGATATTGACGATCTCTCATAGTGATCAGCTTGCTTCAGACTTTGGTAGGTCTGTAAGAGATATTGTAAACACAGAACAGTTCCAAGATATTTTTCCCGGTGTTTCATTAAGGAGTGATGTTCGTGCTGCTGGTAAATGGAAAACAAATCTGAATGGTACATATTATGCTGCTGGTGTTCGCAGTCAGATTGCAGGTCGGGGAGCGCACATAGCAATCTTGGATGATGCGATGTCGGAAGAAGACAGCTTTTCAGAAGCTGGCAGAAGATATATTAAAGAGTGGTATCCTGCTGGTTTGAGAACTCGTATCATGCCCGGTGGTTCTATTGTAATTATTAATACCCGGTACCATCATGATGACTTATGCGGCTGGCTTTTAAAGCAGGAAGAAGTAATGGATATGGAAAGTACCTATCCATGGGAGGTTGTTAAAATACCTGCTTGGGTTGACGAAGAAGCTTCTGAGTTATTAGGTTTACCTGTGGGTAGTTCTTACTTTCCTGAATGGAAGCCAGACGAAGTATTACGAGTAGATGAAGAAGAGATTATTGCAAGTAATGGTTCAAGGTATTGGGAATCATTATACATGCAGAATCCTACACCAGAAGAGGGTGGGATTATTAAGAAGAGATGGGTTGAACGCTGGGAGTATGGTGACCCTCCTTCTTGTGATTTTGTAATACAAACTTTTGATACAGCTTTTTCCACAAAGACAACTGCGGACTTTACCGTAATCCAGACGTGGGGAATATTTGATATGCCTGAAGAGGATTATGATGGAAGAGAATTGTGGGGTAGCAATCTTATTTTGTTAGGAAGTACCAGAGGAAAATTTGAATATCCAGACTTGAGAAGAGTATCGCAGGAACTATATAATCAGTATAGGCCAGACGTATGTATTATTGAAAAGAAAGCTAGTGGCCAATCATTGATACAGGATTTAAGACGTAGTGGTTTGCCCGTATTAGAGTATACTCCTGATAAGGATAAGGTATCAAGAGTATATGCTGCAAGCCCAATGTTAGAAGCTGGTAGAGTTTGGATACCATCAAACAAAAGATGGGCAGATGATTTATTAGAAGAGCTAATTACTTTTCCGCATGGGCGTCATGATGACCAAGTGGATGCTCTTGTAATGGCTGTGCATTATATGAAGGAGTCTTGGCGATTGGGACATCCTGATGATCCAAACTGGGAAGACGACGTAAATCACCGTAGACAAAAACGAATAGGATATTGGAGGACTTAATATAGTATGTTAAAGGTTGTAATTGAAAAAAGAAATAATTTTTATTTTCCTTTGGTTGATAATCATTTTAAAGGTGGGGAATATCAAGAACCCCACAGAACTAACAGTTTAAGTTTTGTTAATAACTTTGGTGTGGCTATGGATGTCGGGGCGCATGTAGGAACATGGGCGGTTGACCTTGTTCAAAAGTTTGATAAAGTAATTTGTTTTGAACCTATTCTTGAACACCGAGTTTGTCTACAAAAAAATCTTGAGAAGTTTTCTAAAGATAAATATGAAATACATAGCTGTGCATTAGGAAATGCAGAAGGTGTAGTTCAGTTGTCTTATGCAGACCAAGGGAACAGTGGTACTGCTTCTATTGTGGAAGATGATGGTGGAGATTATGCCGCTCATATTAAAACATTAGATTCATTTAATTTTTCACAAATTGATTATTTAAAAGTAGATATTGAAGGATTTGAGTTACAGTTCTTGGAAGGTGCGGTAGAAACCATCAAACGCACAAAGCCGGTAATGAATATTGAGATTAAGAATACATGTGAACGGTTTGGCACTACCCCAGAAAAAATAATTTCTTTTATTGAGAATGAATTAAATATGGAGTTAATGGGTACGACTGTAGCCGATTATGTATTTATTTCAAGATAAGGGTTGCATAAAGAGATTTTTCGTGATATAATAATGTGATGTGGACATACGAAAAAAATATTAATTATGATTTGGTTCGTCCAAAAGAAGAAGATTACGAAAGTTGGAAAGATTACCAAAAAGCTGTAATGGAATACATTCATTTAAAATTTAAGGATACTTATAAAAATGGCAACTGAAAGAAACCCATACGATAAAATCCCCTCTGCTGAAATTATTCAGATACCAGAGCAGGGGGCTAGTATTGAAATTGGTGAATCCGTATCCTTTGATATTGAAGAAGATGGTGGCGTTGTCGTTAGTTTTGAAAATGAATTTGAGTATGAAGAAAAGCCAGATATTAGAGAATGGTTTGAAAACTTGGCTGAAGATATGGATGATCAAAGTTTGATCTATATTGCTGAAGGTGTTTACGATAGATATGATGCTGATTTAAATTCAAGAGCAGAATGGGAGTCTATGTTTGAAAGGGGCTTTGATCTTCTTGGATTGAAGCTTGAAGATACTTCAGAACCTTTTGAGGGTGCTTGTACTGCTGTCCATCCTTTACTTATTGAGTCAGCTGTAAAATTTCAATCAAAGGCTATCGGAGAATTATTTCCACCGGCAGGTCCAGTAAAGGCGCAGGTTCTTGGTACAACCAATTACCAAAAGGATCAGCAGTCTCAAAGAGTTCAGGAATTTATGAACTATCAGCTTACAGAGCAGATGCCTGAATACTTTGACGAGTTCGAGCGGATGTTGTTCCACCTACCATTAATTGGGTCAGCATTTAAAAAAGTTTACTATGATGCATCTCTTGAACGTCCTGTATCAGAGTTTGTTCCTATTGATCAGTTTTATGTGTCTTATTATGCAAGTGATTTAAGAAAAGCAGATAGGTACACACATATTATTTATCGTAGTCCTCATGATTTAATGAGAGAAATTCGTTCTGGTATGTATTTGGATATTGATCTTCCAGATGCTTATGTTCCAAGCCCCACTCCAATTTCATCTAAGATTGATACTGTTATGGGTATGGCTCAAACAGGAGAGGATGATCCTCAGTATGTTCTCCTTGAGCAACATTGTTATTTGGAACTTGAAGAAGACCCAGAATATTCTGATGGTATTGCTCTTCCATATATTGTAACAATTGAAGAGCAATCTCGTAAAGTTTTAAGTATTCGTAGAAACTATCGACCTGATGATCCTACAAGAGAAAAGATTATGCACTTTGTGCATTATCGTTTTGTACCGGGCTTTGGTTTCTATGGGTTAGGACTGATACATTTCCTTGGCAATCTTACAATGACTGCAACTGCAGCTATGAGAGCCTTGGTTGATGCTGGTCAGTTCTCGAACTTGCCGGGAGGATTCAAAGCAAAGGGTGTGAGGATTGTTGGTGATAATGATCCAATTGCACCGGGTGAGTTCAAAGAAGTTGAAGCAACTGGTATGGACCTTTCTAAGTCTATTGTTCCTTTGCCATATAAGGAGCCTTCCTCGACTCTGTTCCAGATGCTTAACTTTATTACTGCTACAGGACAGAAGTTTGCTGATAGTACCGAACAGGTTGTATCAGACGCTTCTTCATATGGGCCTGTGGGAACAACGATGGCTCTTCTTGAAGCGTCTAGTAAATTCTTTAGTGCTATTCACAAAAGACTTCACAAGTCTCAGAAAGATGAGTTTAAGATTCTAGCAAAAATAAACTACGACTATTTACCAAATGAATATCCTTTTGATGTACCGGGTGTTTCCCAAAAAGTACTTAAAAGAGATTTTGATGGTAGAGTAGATGTTATTCCTGTTAGTGATCCAAATATTCCATCAAATGCTCACCGGATGATGTTGGCACAGATGGCACTACAATTAGCCCAGCAATCTCCTCCCGGCATGTTCAATCTTGAAGCCTTAAATAGAACAATTCTTGATGCTGCAAATATGCCGAATCTAGATGAAATTCTACCTCCAAAGAAAGAACCTAAACCTCTTGATCCTTTATCTGATATTGCAGCAGCTACAAGAGGATTATCTATTGCGGCATTCCCCGGTCAAAACCATGATGCACACGTTCAGGTAAAGATGGCTTTCTTGCAGGACCCAATGAATGGACAGAACCCTGCAATGCAAAGAGTGGTTCCTGTGCTTCAATCAAATATTCAAGAACATATTATTATGAAGTACCAAGAACAGGTTGGTGGAGTTGCTAAACAGATTGTTAGTAATCTGCCAGAAGAGCAGCAGCAAATGCCAAACATAATGGAAGTTGCTATGGCTCAAGCTGCTTCGCAAGTTCAAAATGCAAATATGGCTATGGGTAAGCAACAAAGTCCTGAAGAGCAAATGGTTGAACTAGAAAAAGCTAGGTTACAACTTGAGCAACAAAAACTTCAGCTTGATACTATGAAGAATGCTTCAGATGCTTCTCTTAAAAATAGAGAACTTGATATTGAAGAAACAGAAGTTGCTCTTAAAGCAATTCAAGATGGACAGCAGCAGTTAATTAAATCTGAAGAAAAAGAAAAAGACAGAATTAATAAACAAGCCATGAAAGCTGTGGATACTCTTGTCGGTGCTGCAACTGAAGATGCTAAACTAAAAAATGCTCAACAGCTAAAAGCAATGGACCTTCTTGGTAAACTTACACAAATATCTGAAGATAGGGAGTCTACAGAAAATATTGAAGGATTAAAAACATTAGTAAAAGTAGTACAAGCAGCTATAAAGTCGGAAGAAAGTGATGCACGACTTAGCTTAGATGCCTTATCAAAATTTATTGAATTAACAGGAGAGTAATATGAAAGAAAAACTAAAAGCTATGGTAGATAAATGTAAATCTACAATTGGTTGTTCTAGCTGCAGCTGTTCAACAGAATGTCGGGTTTGGGTTAAAGTTCTGTGTGCTGTTGCTGTTGGAGTAGTAGTGGGAGTAGTTGTGCTGTAATGAATTTATGGGACGAAATTGTAATGTCTTTAAATAGCCAAATGGAACATGTAAAGACAAATTTAGTAGAAAGTGGTGTAGGAGATTACGCTAGTTATAGGGAAATGGTAGGATACTATCAAGGGTTAGCATGGGCAAGAAATGATTTAACTGATATTATTAAAATAAGATTTCATGACGAAGAAGGAGAATAACCATGCGACAGCCTGCTTTACAAAAAGCAATTAAAAATGATCAGTGGATTAGCGGCAATGAAGATAGTTTGAAAGACCCAAATCCTTTACCAGAGATTCCCGGTTTTAATATTTTAGTTCGTCCCGTATCTATTAAGTCAACTACAAAGGGTGGTATTCTATTACCAGATTCAACTGTAGATGATATGGCATATCTTACAACAGTAGGAAAAGTTTTAGCTGTTGGTGATCTTGCATATCAAGACAAAGATAAATTTACAACGGGGGCTTGGTGTAAACCGGGTGATTATGTTTGTTATGGAAAACATGCTGGTGTAAAAATGATTTATAAAGGGGTTAAGGTTATTCTTTTATATGACGATCAAGTCATGCTAAGAGTAGAGAATCCAAAGGATTTAGACCCTACATTTAATTTATCAAATTAGGGGTTGCGTAAACGCAAAAAATAGTGTATAATATAGTTATTCGTAAAACGTCTGTGTCGAATCAGCGAAAGGAATAATTTTAAATGGAAGATAATACTGACGAGTGGTCTGACGTTACAGAACCAGCAAAGGTAGAGTACGAGATTGAAGAAGATACTCTACCGATTAAAGAAGAGTTAGAAACAAGACCTGAAGCTACTCAAAAAGAAGAAATAAAAGAGCTTGACGGTATTGAAACTAACGGCGCTCAAAAAAGAATTAGACAATTAGTAAAGCAAAGAAAAGAACGAGAAGAACAAATTCAAGCTTTACTAAGAGAAAAGCAAGAGTTACAGGAAAGACTATCACAACAAGAACAAAGTTTTGTTGACACTCAAAAAACAACTACAAGCTTGAGTGAGCAGCAATTAAATGATAAAGTTGCGCTTGCAAAAGCAGCATACTTAGATGCTTATAATTCTGGTGATGGAGAAAAAGTTCTTAAAACACTTGAAGTTCTTCAAAGAAGTCAATTAGATTTAGATAATTTAAGTAAGCAGAAAGCTGCTTTAGATAATTATACTAGAGCAAAAGAAGAAGAAAAAAAGAAAGCCGCTACACAGCCCCCTGCTCAAACAAATCAAAGACCTGATCCAAGGGCTGAAGAATGGGCTGCGGAAAATGAATGGTTTGGAAAGGATAGCGTCATGACAGCTTCTGCTCTTGCTATTGATGCAGAGTTAAAGCAAATGGGGTACGATCCTAATGAAGAAGATTTTTATGAGGAAATTGATCGTAGACTAAAAACAGAGTTTCCACATAAGTTTGGTAATCAATTAGCTAATGAAGAGAATCGTTCGCAGCAGACGAAACCTGCTGCTCAAGTGGTTGCTGGAGCTTCCCGGTCGCCAGCAACTTCCAGCAAGAAGATTAAACTTTCACAAGAAGATGTTCGACTTGCAAATAAATGGAACATACCGCTTGAAGTATATGCCGCTGAAAAATTAAAGGTTGATAATTCAGAAGGTGATTATACAGATATAACATTTGGCCGAGGGAGTTAAAACATGAACACACGAAGAAACGAGGCACGTTCAGCCAATACTAGAGAACTTAATACAAGGGAAGAAACTGAGTGGACATATGAAGAGCCAGATGCCCTTAACATTCCTAATCAAGTAAAAAATAGATTTACTAATGAAGGAATGTCTTTACGTTGGATTCGTATAAATCTAAAGGGTATTGATGATTACCAAAATGTTGGTAAGAAGATGGCAGAAGGATGGACATGGGTTACTCCTGAAGAAGTTCCAGAAATGGCATTATCTTCTATCGTGCAGGAGAATGGGCGATATAGCGGAACAGTCTGTCGTGGAGACTTAGCTTTGGCAAAAATGCCAACCGGCAAGCTGGAAGCCCGTAAACGGCATTATGAAAATAAGAGCGCACAGTTAATGCGTGCAGTGAATTCACAACTGGAAAACTCTTCAGATTCAAGAATGCCTATTAGTAACAATAGTAAATCCACAGTAACTAGGGGACGAAGACCTTCTTTTCAAGAATAGTTAGTGTGGGTGGGATAATCAGAAAGGAGTGACATTATGTCTACTACTAAAAACCTAAGAGGTTTCCTTCCTGCCCGTAAACGTGGTTCTGGTTCTAACTCCACAGGTTTTGATGAGCTACCAATTGCATCAGGAGATGCAAGAAATATGTTCACAGGCGATCTTGTTAAGACAAGCCTTGGTAACGTAGAGCCAGTTTCAGCCGATGCTGATTACGCCGATGGCGTTTTCATGGGCTGTCACTATGTGGCAAATGGGGTACCTACATACAGCAAATATTGGCCAGCCAATACTAGTGCTACAGATATTAAAGCATTTGTAAACACTGATCCAAAGTCAACCTATTACATCCAAGCTGATGCATCTTGCTCTTCTGGTGATATTAATACTGTTAACTTTGGTCTAACTCTTGGTACAGGAAGCACCTATACTGGACAATCCGGTTTTGGTGTAAAGGCAGCTACAAGAGCAACTACTATTCTTCCAGTTAGAGCTATCGGTGTTCTTGACGAACCCGGTAATGATATTACTGTCTCTGCTGAAAGAGCCTTCCCTGTTCTAGAAGTTCGTATTGTAAAACATGTTGATGCTGTTCTATCAGCACCATCTGGCATTTAATAGGGGGGTTTGATCATGGCTATTAATAGAGCTAGTATTGCAAAAGAACTTCTCCCCGGTCTAAATGCTGTATTTGGACTAGAATATGGAGAAGTTAATAATGAGCATGAGCCTCTCTTTGAGGTTGAAAACTCAGATAGAGCTTTTGAAGAAGAGGTTCTATTCACAGGCTTTGGCACTGCACCTGTAAAGGGTGAAGGTGCTGCAGTTACTTACGACGAAGCAAGCGAGAGCTATGTTGCTCGTTATGTTAACGAGACAATCTCACTTGCCTTTGCAGTAACTGAAGAGGCAATGGAAGATAATCTGTATGATACTTTTGCCAAGCTACGGGCAAAGGCACTTGCAAGAGCAATGGCCAATACCAAGCAGGTAAAGGCTGCAGACATCTTCAACAATGGTTTCACTGACATTGCTGCTTATCATGGCGGAGATGGAAAGCCACTATTTAGTGCTACCCACCCAACCGTTGATGGCACTCAGTCAAACCTACTTACTGCTGCTGACCTTTCGTTTGCTTCACTAGAGTCAGCACTTACCACAATTCAAAAGATTACTGATGATCGTGGTATTCTTGTTGGTGGTTCAGCAGTATCTTTGCATATTGCTCCAGATAACTGGGCAACATCAAATTCACTGCTCAATTCAACTCTCATTCCTGCTTCTGGCACAGTTGCTAGCCTTGGTGGTTCACAGGCTGCAACCAACCCAGCAGGTTGGAATGACGTGAACTCTATTCAAAGCATGTCAATGCTTCCAAAGGGTTCATTCATTAACCGTCGCTTTACAGATACCGATGCTTGGTTCGTTCGCACGAATGTTCCTAACGGTGCAAAGATGTTTGTTAGAGCGCCCCTCCAGACAAAGATGGAGCCAGACTTCGATACTGGCAACCTTCGCTTCAAGGCCAGAGAGCGTTATAGCTTTGGTTGGTCTGACTGGAGAAGTTACTTTGGTAACACTGGTAACTAATAGAAATAGGAGAGGGGAGAAATCCTCTCTCCTCCTTCTTTGGGAGATTTAAATGTCAAACATTAGAATAGCACAGGTAACTGGCGGCGCTGGTGGGAATGGTATATTTGTAGATTCTATTACAAGTGTAACAGTTGCAGATACTCGTATTCAAGTTTATACCTTTAGCGTTTCAGCTGCATCTGAGCTAGTTGTTGGTGATCAAGATGGGCCTAAGATAAAACATGCTGCACTTGGCACAAATGTAATGGACAATGTATACATTAATGATGTAGGTGTAAAATGCATTGGTAAAGTTTCACTGGCTGGTGCTAGTGATGGCGGCAAATTTTATATTTATTATGGATAAATAGATGCCTTCTTATAGTGATCTTGTATCCGACATTCAAAATACAGCTGAAAATGATTCACAGGAATTTTCAAATCAAATTCCTATAATTATTAATAAGGCTGAGTTTCGTCTAATTAAAGAATTAGATGATGTTGCATTAAATAAAACTGTGTCTGTAGTGACGAGTATTAATAATCCATTAGTTTCTTTAGCTTCAGATACAAGAATTATACGAAACATTAGTATTAAAGTTTCAGGTTCTAAAATTAATTTACTACAAAGAAGTCAAGAATACATTAATGACTATTGGCCTTTTGTATCTACTTCAGTTGGAGAACCTAAATACTATGCAATGAAAAGTAATACGCAAATTTACATTGCTCCTACTCCTGCCTCCGCATATGACACAGAGGTTGTTTACGTAGCGAGACCCGTTACGCTTACATCAGCTACACCAAATAATTATTTCTCAGACTTTTGTTATGATGCTCTTTTCTATGCTTCAATGGTTGAGGCGTCTTTATTTAATAAAAGTTTTAATACTGTACCTACGTGGCAGAACGAACTTAAAAATTCTATTGATGGTCTACGCAACCAAGCAAGAAGAGCAAGGCAGGATAATATGGAACTTAATACAAGTCCAGCTGGAAGTGCTAATACAATTATACAAGGAAGTAGTTAGGAGGATAAGATGCCAATCATTAATAACAAGAAATATTCTTACGATAAAGCGGGCTTTGACCGATATAAGGAAGAGCGCATGAGTTGTGTAGCTCGTCCATCTGGACAGGGTTATGGTGCTGCTAGAAAGGGTCCAGCCGCCAATAACGAATCAATTCGTTTTGATACTGTTGTTATTGACAACAAAGAATATGATTATTCAGTATAAGGAATAATATTATGTCTTCAAAAACTCTTGGAACACTTGCTAAAGGTGTAGTTAAAAAAGCTAAAAAAAGAGGTAGAAAAGGTAAAGGTCGTACGGCTATTTCTCCTGAAATAAAAGCTAAAGCAAAAGCTGCTGGTTTTACTTCTGTTAAGAAGTGGGAAGAGGCTGGAAAGCCGGGACCAAAAAAACAACAGAAGGGTGGAACTGCTAAAAGAAAAGATACCGAAATGCCAACAGGTAAAAGAGGTTCTGAAATTAGAAAATTAGAGCGTCAGCAAAAAGCTGATGATATGGAAGCAAGCGGTGGTCCTAGAAGAAGAAAGGTTGGTCCTGATTATCTTGCTGAAAAATTTATGGTAGCTGAAGGTGTTAATTCTCCTGCTATTTCAAAAGTTCAACCACCTAAAATGTCTGCTGCTCAAAGACGAAGAAGAATTGCTCAAGGTCTTGTAGGCGGTCCAAGAGCAGGACGCAGAGAACAGGTAAGAGATATTGGCGAGTACGCACCCCCAGCCTCTCAAATTGCGGATGAGATGGGTCTTAGTGGTATGATTGATCCGGATGAAATTATGGAACTTGGTGGATTTGAAATTCGTAAATCCGGTGGTCAAATTAAATACAAGAAAAAAGGCGGACCTATTGGCTGTGGTGCAGCCCAGCGGGGTTACGGAAAGGTAAGGAGCTAGTATTATGTCTTCAAAAATTGCTGGATCATTAATTAAAAAAGTAGTTAAAAAAGTTAAAAAACGTAAACCTTACGAGGGTCGTACATCAAAAAAAACTAGAAAGTATACCAAAGGTGGCTCCGCTGTTCAAAAACCTATGAGAGATGCTAAATCAAAAAATCAAAGATATCAAAGATTTGGCGATGGTGAAGATAAAGAAGTTCCAATTCCAAAAAAGAAATTTAGAGAAACCGAAGGTACAAGAAGAGACCCTGAAGGTAAAGGTTCTGTAGATTCAGCAAGGGCTGTTGGTACAGGGGGTGAAAAAATAACTAAAGGGTCAGAAAGTGGTGCAAATTTTTTAACTGATCAATCTGCAGTTGGTGGTGGAAGAGAAAGAGCTAAAATAAAAGTTCAATTAGAAAAATTAGAAAGACAAAATAAACTTACAGCTAAAGAAAAAACTCAACTTGATAATATGAGAAAAGCTGATGAAGAAGCTGCTGATAGGCAAGCGGGAAGAAATATAAAATCTAAACTTGCTAAATCTGCTGCTCAAAAGAAAGTATCTGCAGCTAAAAAAGCTGAAGAAGATTTAACTCATTTTTATCAAACAGGTGAAATGAGAGAAGGTTTTAAACCTACACCACAACAAGAAAGACAAGCTATTAACAATTTAAAAGCTAGGGGAATGACTAAACAAGCTAGAGAAATTGAAGCTCGAAAAGAACTTGGTGCTAAAGAATTTGTTAGGCAGAAAAATAAAGAAGGCAAAAGAAGTGGCGGTCCAAAAGAATTTAAAAGTAGACCAGAAGAGCGCAAGTATGGTGGTAAAGTTACTTATAGACGAGGTGGCGGTATGATAGGTAATAAAGGTGTGATGTATGGCTATAAATCTGGTGGTCAGGTATAATGCCTTTTTCTAAGTACAGCCCTAAACAAAAAAAGTTAGCAAGGGTTGCAGTACCTAGAAATAAAATTACTGCTGCTGATCTTAAAACTATACGAGGAAAGAAGAGTGGTGGAACTGTTACGAAG